TGGCACTTTTCTAAATTTAGTAAAATTACCTACAGGGATTCGCTCTCTGGCTATTTCACCAGATACGATTCGGCCATGGGATTTAATTGCATAAGATTGAGGCTGACCAGTTGCGTCGTCAACGGATGCAACAACAACCAAGCTGTTGGGATCGTTAAAAAACACATCTTCCTCTAAAATATACCCAGTGCCATCATCTGCTGTTAGAGTTGAGCCGCGCTTTAAGATCGGTATGAAGCTATCTCTTGGTCCCAGTCCTACCTCGTTGGCAGGTACTACAACATAAAAGGCCGAGATTCCTGTTGCAGATGGCACTCCTCTAAATTTATATCCAAGCTGTTTTGATAAGCGAACGACATTTGAGAACTCGGCTGCGGTATCTAAAAAGCTTTCATTGACTTGATAATCAACATAGAATGATAGGATATCACCAACATAAGATACCGTATCCAGCATCAACGAACCAAAGGAGGCCTCGTTGAAGTCTCGATATACTTCTGGATAATATCTTCTAGCGTACTGAACTAGGTCCTGTTTGATAGAATCGAAATCCCTGCTAGTATACTTAATCGCCGGCTTTACTCTGGACATATTTTAACCCTCTTTTATTAAGTAGTTTTCTACACAGAAATAGGTAATTCTAAAACTTCTCTGAGATTGTAAGGCTCGATTTTATATTCTAGCCTTATGGTGACAAAGTTATCGGGAATATTCTCGTTGTCCAACGGACTCCCAATATCAATTAAAAGTATTTTAATATATGGCAAGTATTTGTTAACCTGTTGAATTATTCTCGATCGTATTTCATCGTGAGATTCTCTAACATTTTGCCGAAACAAATATCTTCTAATTCCCACTCCAAATGAGGCGTCCATGATACGCTCACCGGGATTTGTAAACACAACCATTTTAAGATTTTGTGCGGCGACACCCTTGATTGATTGCAATAGATCATACGGCCCATGGGTATCTGAAATAATTAATGGTAACCTAGCTGCTAAACCTGACATCGTGTCCCTCCCTAGTCTTGGTAATCATCATCCGGGTTGAAGCATAAGTCTCCATTCTTATCATATGGCCTGTCAACTCGCTTAGACCATAGTCTAAGACTGAACTTGGGCCATGAGACTTGAATTTGTTTTCTTGCCTCATCTTGCTCCGTTGTATCTGAGAATGCGTCACTACTATAAGTAGGATCCTCCGAATTATAAAGGTCCATAAAAGTCTGCGCTGCTAGTTTCTTTGATTTTTGGAAAGATCTAAACCACTGCCATTCTTTAAAATTAGTTGTGAACAGACCCGCGAATAAGCTCAGTCCGGGTAGTGGAATTCCTGCCCCAGCGGTGTTAAGTCCACCACCATAATATTTGCCACTCAAAAAAGCTAAGTTTGCTAAGTTATCAGGCTCATACCATCCATCGTCATCCGGGCCGTCGTCAAATCCTCTAGCGTCTTCGCCGAGGTCCACTGGCAATTTACTAAAGTCAGAAAGTCCTGCATCTGGTCGGCCACCGCCTGACTTACCAATCGATGGTATAAAGGCCTGAATAATATAGATCGCCACAGTCGATAAGATTCTTGGCATGTTAAAACAGTATCTAAATAACATCTTATATTCGTTACTACATACTAGTTCTTGAACCAAATTGCCAAACCCTCCAACCGAATCATATGATTCTGACCACTCGGTGCTATCACTACGAATGTCCATACGCATCGAAAGAAGGCCACGGGCAACTGGGATGCTCATAGGGTTTTCTGCCGGCAAACTCAGTGGAGCCGGGCCGCTTGTGCCAGTAAAATAGAAGGCCTTGTTTCTTTCACTAGTCTCTCTAGTAAACGGGTGAAACCCATCAGTAACCGATCCAATCTCAATAATTTTGCTTTTAATATTAACCGACTTTGGCAACGCAAGATCAGTACCGGGGTTGGTGACTGTGAAGCTGACCGACTTCGACCGAAGATTGTCGGTAAAAGTAGTACCACTCAAATTGGGCGGTACAAATACAACCCTTAGCCCGTATGACCAGCTTCTCCATAATTGACCGCGTGTAATACTTGCTGCACTAGACGGTAAGCGATTTAGATAATCTTTCCATTCTGATGCTCTGACCACACCATATAAGGCATCGGCTCGGCCCATAACCTCTTCTTGCCAAACTAATGGTATACCATCAGAAGAAAGCGGTCCATAAATGGATCCAAGATCCACTCCATCTTCGGACAATTGCCTGAAATAGTCTTCCGTATAATCCTCTATTTGTATATATTGTTCCAGAACAAATGGCCAGTATCTATCGTTTCTTGCAATTTTATCTCCTGAGCCTCCAAATAAAGTATCGCCATCTGAAGACGGTGGCGCAGCTTTAACGCTTTGAGGCTGTGGGCCCGCGGCCGTTGTGAGAGTGGGGATAGAATAGTTAAACAAAAACATGTTCTTAAGACCTGTAGTGCTAGATGTATAAGATCCGCCGTCTGAGTGTCTTCTGGCACTGTGGGGCACGGAGTACACACCGGGGCGGTTGTTAACTGTATCACCATCATCATCTGAGCCTAATTTAATTGTATGATCAATACCATCGTCAAGAGGAGTAACATCTTGGATTATACCATCATTAATAACTAATGACCCATAAGTTCCAAACGGACCAGACAAGAACATTTCATATAATGTTCTGTGTTTTGGTGGGATCCTTTCAGAGAACTCGTCTGCTATATATTTTAATTCTTCTGCAATATATCTTTTGAGTATAACTTCTGCTTCATTTTCAATCTCGCGCATAAAGTAATCAAATGATTCTTCTTTTAATTTTGCTGCGGCGCGTTTACTTAAAGCACCATCTTCAGAATTTAATGGAACATTATAGTTTTTATTAAATATATTTTTTAGTTGCGCGCCGAAGAAGCCGGGAGACAACACTCTCTTTAGCCTTTCTCCGGTATTGGCATACGGTTTTCCGCTAGACGGGGTTGTATCTTTTCTCCAAATCTGCTGCAACGAGTTAATTATATCAATCGCTTGCTGCTCTTCGGTTGTTGGCTCAATCAAATTGGCATCGATTTTTCTACCAAAGTTCTGAACGCACTGCTCCAAAAATTGGAAGTAATACTCGTCCGTTCTTCTGCGGCCAAAACCTTTTTTAGAATATTGGAAAAATCCTCTTTTAAGAGTCTCTGTAATGTAAGCAGTTAGTGGATCTCCGTAAAGCTCATTGAGATCAGCCTTAAATTTCAGAAATGCTGGGGCTCCTTTTAAAAAGGCCTCGGCTGCGTATATTCTAATAGTAGCCTTGATATTACCCTCAATCATAGAGGCAGCAGCACGGCTTAATATTTTGTTACAAGGCTCTTCAATCGGGCATGCTGAAGGAGAATTTAATCGTTCATCCTCTAAAATCTTTTGATAAAATTCTGTAGCGTATTTACCAATTTGCTTAAAACCAACTATGTTTTCTCTAGCAGGGTCACAAGCATCGACCTCGGGGATCATTTTGTCTGCGATACCAACCCATCCACGGCGGTTCTGAGGAGGTCTCAAGTAGAACGCTGGGAATGTATTATTGCCTCCCCATGCTAATGGATCGAGCGGAAGCGCCTCTCCAGCTAATGGATGTTCTGGCGGATAAACGTGGCTCTCGTCTAAGAATATTTTTCTAGCTTGATATTTTGTGGCGGTGTTTCCATCAAATGTATCTCCACCTTGACCATATTTAAATGCCTGATTATTATTTGCAATTGTTCCGGCTATGTAACTAAAGAATCCTGAGTTGATGTAATCAAACATATCAGTCATACAAGCGTCTGCGATGTACGATAAAGAGGCCTCTGCTGTAGCAGTACCGGCTGCTTCAGGGGGCAAAGCATCTCGCAATATCTTTTCGATGTACTTACCGAATACCGCAGACTGTGCGGTAATCTCAACAGGCGATGTTCCCTCACCCGTGCCAGATGCCAAGACTGACTCAACATCTAGTCCCAATTCTACTGTAATAAATTCTTCTACTCCATCTGGCAAACCGGGATCTGCCTCAATTCTTAAAGTTTCTGAGAGTTCTCCGTCAACTGGTTTATCTAGTGCTGGCTCTTTTGAATAATTAAATGTTTCCTCTAATTCTAGTGTATACCTATTGTTCAAAACTGTAGCTGTTCTGTCCGCTGCTAAAAGCCTAATTTCAAAGTCGTACCATTCATCTTCAGACTTTGGAAAATAATTGTTGTACCCAAGAACAATACGGGAGTTAGACATTGGAGTTTCTAAAAACTTTCTACTACCCGGACCCATAGTTTCGTTTGGATGATTTAGAACCCACTGTAAATATTTGGCAACTGACACTGGCAGCAATTCTTCGTGACTATTTGGGTTACCACTGACTATCCCAAACACAGATTGGAAGGCAACATAGGTGTTGTGATCTCGTCTGCCGCGGCCGTCACGGTCTGACAACACCATGTTTAGGAACCCACCTCGACCCATAAGATCTTTATAATACATCTTGTCGTATAGATCAAAGGCACCATCGAACAACCCGAATGGGCCTGACAGTAGTGCAACTGGCCCTTGGGGCAGAATGTCTGGTGACGGGTCTCTTGGTATTATACCGGGGTTCTTACAATCAGGGCCGTCTAATAAATTAGGAAAATCTGAAAACAGACCGTCTTGTGTAATTTTCACCAAGTCATCTAGATCATCAAGAGCTTGACATTTAAGGTATTCTAACTGTTGCTCAATCAATGCCGGATCTAAACCTTGACTAGTAAACAATTGTCTTCTAAGATTGTCTGCTTCTCCGGCACTGGTTACATCTTCACAGACTCCGGGGAAAACCGGCTGACCTCGTTGACCACGGTCAAAGAAAGCTGAATCAACCATATCACCCAAGTATCTAAAGAAATCCTCTACAGCGGCTGCATTAGGGAATACGCACAAGAATGATGGGTGTCTTAATAATGCCACCTGATAAATGGCTCTGTGTACTTCTGCCGCGGCGACGCCCTCTAGCAAGTCTACAAATTCACCCTGTGTCAACACAAGGCCGACATCTGTTAAGAAGTCAGACACCTCTTGTCCATTTGGCAAGTCATTTGGATCAGGACAAGACCTACTAAACGCGGAGAATAAACCTGCGGCTGCGTTGTTGATGGCGTCGTCGTCGGCTAGGGGCATCGGTATACCAAGATTGTTAATACCAGTGTTACCAAGTGATTGCCTTATAGAATCAGCAAAATTATTTGTTGGCTGGTTTGCAAACAAGCCGGATGCAAGGTTTCCAAGAAGACCAAGCAGGTTACATACTCCGTTTAGCAAGATCTTTAGAATTAATGATAGGATGGCTATAATAATCTTAATCGCCAATTGCATCAAGACTTCAAGCAGGGCCTCCATAAACATCTTGTACAAATCAGGTATATTAATTTTTTGAAATTTTGGAAGCGTTATTGCATATTGGCCCCTACAAAAATCAAGCTCCAAAGTCTTCATAAACTCATTGAGAGGCGGATTAAACAGAGGCGGGGGAGGACATTCTGGATTAAGAAGGGCCTTGGTGATAAGCTCGGCGCCGGGGAACTTGTTAATTTCGCCTAGCAGGTATTCAGCATCAACAGAATCTAAAATCGCTTCGGTGTACGCTTCGAATATGGCGTCTAGGGATGCATCTGCCGCTTTACCTATGGAGCCTGCGCCACCAAAGCCTGTGCCCTGTGTGTCCATTCTGTATTGTGCTGTTCGCTCAGCAACCGATCTTGAATCTTCGGCAGCAGGCACCATCTCATAGTCACCAGTTTCTTCGTTGAACCTTGTGTAATCTCTGCCCACCGCTTGCCCAGTTTCTGGGTCTGTTTCGATTTTGTATCCATAACTTCCCGGTCGATATCCAGACTCCCATGGTGCAGGTATGGATCCCAACTCATCATAAATTGTTTTTTTAATTTCTGCTTGCTTGTCTGGGGGTAAGCCGATAAATATCTTTTCTAGGTTACCGGGGTCCATGGCTTTCAACGCTGCCCTGACAATTCTAGATAAAGATTCTTCTAGATCGATGCCGTTTGTAAGACAGGCGATAGCCATACTCAACAAGTCCAGCAAGCCACATCGTCCCAGTCTGTTTAGTAAGTTTTGATATAACTCGTTCATATTGGACGATTCGCCCAACAACTCTGCTAGATTGATAAAGGTATCATCACCAACATTTAAAAACTTACCTTTAGAGTAAATTGCTCTTCGCAACATATCATCAAAGTCTTTTATATCGGCATCGTGAATTGATTGCCCATTTCTATCTCGGCAAACTTGTTCTGCAAATTTTGATACAATAGCATCTGGCAGACCAACAATATCGTCTACGATAGATTGTGCGGCCTGTTGTAGCGGACCATCAGCCATAACTGGATCACCGAGTGGATCTTCTACATTGTCAGTGTTGATAGGAGGATATGTATATTCGGTGAAAAATTCATCCCATGCCTTGGGATCGCGAGCGCCTGCATCTTGCTCCATTTCGTTCAGAGCCGCGATATAGGCCATTGTTCTTGGGTCATTGATAGGGTCTAGTTGCTTAAACCCGCCAAGGTTATCACCACCCTTTCTCCAGATCAACTCGACAGGTTCACATCCGGGCTCTTTTGCTTGAGCAAAGATTAACTCGTAATTATTATTAAATCTAAACTCAACTTTTTCAGCAGCGTTTTTACCATTTAGTTTAAAACCATTGCGATTCATCAACTGCACCAAGGCTGGCACGAATTTCTTAAGCTGCTTGCGTTCTTTCTTAGGATCAAAGTTTCTTATGACCTGCCCTGTGCTGTATGACCAGAGAGCATATTTATGACCGTAAAATCTAAAAGCCTCATTAACCCGCTTAATCTTGTTTCTAATCTCTTGGGCTCGCAAGACACAACCAATAGGGCCGATTGCTGGCTCTTCGGGTGGCGTGTCTGTGTCAATTATTTTTATTGATTCAATAACATCAACAGGAACACAAACTAAAACCTTAATTGCAAGCAGAGGTCTCGTTGGAACCTCATACTCTTTTGTGATTGCAGAGTCTAAAACAATTGCAGTTGATGGCGCATCTAGCGGCGTTTTACCAAAATATTCTAGTATGAGTTCTACACCAACAGCCTTTTGTTCTTCTAAAAACGCTTCTCGGGTTGTTACATCATTTAGTATTGTTATGTCGGTTTCTGTAGTATATACAGTAACACAATACTCACATGTGCGACCATTTAAGAATACATCACCGTCGTTTTGGAATTTCCAATCAGGGACACTAGCATTAGGATCCTCAACACATGGCGGACACTCTGTGAATGGGGGAGGGGGTGGAGGAGGTGCCTCACATGGCCCAATTGCGCTTCCTGCCGCTACTGCATCTTCATAGTCATCTTCTGGTATACCATAAGTTGGACCATCGGATTCTTCATCTGTAGATGGGTCAGCATCACCATCTCCAAGATCTGTACTAGGGGATCCTGAGGGTGGACCCATTTCCACACCGGAAGGGTACCCACAACTATCTAACTCAACAAATAACAGCTCTATCCGTCGCTGGAGATCAAAAACTATTAAATTAATTGGAGTTACTGTTGATAATGAGGCCTCGGTAACTGGTCGGCCGATAAGATTATAATACTCCCTCTTTAAGCCACGGGGCGCCAAAAGAGAGGGGTCCATTGTTGCATGGTTTATTGCTAGTGATGTAGCCTCTCGTAGATAAATTCGATTTGTATCGGTTGTCATGCTAGACCGATTTAAGCCGAAACCGTCCCAGCCATGACCGGCAGGGGCGCCGCTATAATATCTACCGCTGTCATACAAGATTGAGTATAATGTGTCTTCATGCTCAACTGGTTCAAAATCACCACCACCTAAAGTTTCTGATCGAAATGGAACACTATTCTCCCATGGCGGCATATTGAGGTCATCAACACGGGCGACGGTGAGGCTGCTCTCACCATCGAGGTCATCATTATAGACTTTAAAACACCTAACCAGTGCCTGAACATGGTCGTAGATCTCTATGAAAAGTCTATTACGACACTCTTCATCACCTGCGAAAGTGGAAGCTTCTGGTCCGCTACTTGTTACAGCCATTTTATAAGTTCTCTCTTCATTGATAATTAGTTTGTATTATTGTATCTACTACAGATCCAACGGTCTCCGACGGGTCTTAAATAGTCTGCTCTGTATGTTTGAGTATTAGCACGATGCGCGTACATTGGAGCCGTGGCCTTGATATATAATTGTGCTTTAGTAAATGCCGACATCGCGATGCCATTTGGACTTGGCACAGCAACACCGCCGCCGAAACCAATCACGGGGTGTGCATGCTGAGCAATATTTGTGGCATTCTGATGGATCGCTTTTGTATTTGAGTCAACAATTGCAGCTAAATCATCCATTAAATCCATGGCGTCAAACAACGCATCTACAAGTTCCAGCCCTCTTGGTATCGGCTGCAAACTGGGGTTTAAAATGCCGTCACCGGCCAAATCAGGACCTTGAATTCCCATGTCTGACGTACCGGGGCCGGCGATTAGGTCAATACCGACCGTTGTTCTTATTCTTCCATCCTTTGAGTTATCAGTGCCGCGGCCTTCGGCCACTAATTTAATTGCTCTTCTACCAATAATTCTTACTTCATCTGCTTTAATGCCAATAGCCGATCGAGCGTCGGCGCGACCAGATGAACCCTCTGGCAAATTAAAGTTCTTATCGACATCAGTTGTCTGGCTAACATGAATTCTGGCCGCATCAGTTTCAAAGTTAGGATCCACATTAGTTTCATTATTTAAAGGCCTTCGGCCGACAACTAAATCAATTGACCCAGCACTAGTAGCCCCTTGGCCACCGTAACCACTAGTTAGGTTGGAGGGCCTATCTCGACCAATACAAATCTGGGCGTTGGTCCCTGCGTCAAGGACTCTTTCACATTCTGCCGGCATATAGTTCGGTAAAGGCTCAGCCAAGCTTTCATTATTGAGACCTTGAGCAGAGTGACCAGACTTAACATCGGCAACTGAATTTTCGTAAAACTGCTTTACATACTTAGAGTTTTTTTCTTGATCTCTAAGAGGGGCTTTTACTTTGCCCATTAATGTTTCAAGAATACTCATTTATGTTACTCCGCTTCGCCAGTGGGGCTAGAGACTGCATCACCGGGAGCACTTTCAGCGTCAGAATAGCTTGAACTAGAAAAATCAGCATCAGGACCTGCATTTACAGTCTTGTTTTCTGGATATTGCACATGTGCAGGATCCCAACCTAATCCCTCAGTCCCGTGACATATTTTCGAGCCAAACCATTCTCCACCTGTTCTGAGACCAAAGTTTCGCGCCTCGGATCTAAGTGCTATGAAATAGGCAGCAGCTTCTTCTGAAAACGCGGGGCCGGTGACGGTTTCGCCGCGCGCGTCTCTCACGACGGAAAATTCACCCGTTTCCCGGTTGCGCTCAATGCAATTTGCTTTGACCCCTGTGTAGACGTTTGGTATATCAGGCAGTAAGTCTATCGCATAAGATGCTCTTTCGCCGTTGGTAAAATTCATATGTTGACTAGTAGGTGTGTTTGACCAACCCCGAGACAGATAAAATTGTTGTCTTTCTGCGGATCGCCATGTTTCCCTAACTTTAAATTTAAAACCTTTTGCTTCTAGCGAAAGCAACATTGCATCCACCAAAGATCTAAAATCTGGATCTAGGTCTCTCATATCCCTAGACGCTTCACCCGGATATGTGCTTGGGTCGCTTGGATCTATAGCAGGGTCTCCAAAAATTGCAGCTTTTGTAAAGTCTAAGGCTCGGGCGGATGAGCGCTTGAGCCTACCAAAAAAACCAACTTCAGAATCTTCAACTTTTTTTACGATCAATCCGTCACCATCTAAAAGGACAATATCTCCCGGCTTAAGCGGCACCATATCATCAGAACCTATTGGTGAGGAAAAATAAGGATCATGCATAGACAATAGTAATTTGTCCCTCTCTTTAAGCTGAGCATACGCAAGGGAGGCGTCTTCATTACTTTTTTTAAAAACATTCGAAGCTACTTCTAACAATCTATTCATGTCAGGTACTGGTATATGCCCATGAATTTCTGGAACTCTAATAATTGCAAAATTTCTAACTTGGTTACCTGCGCCAAAGAAACTAAAAATGCTTTGGAGCCCGCCCCCTAAATTTTCTATACCCCTAGTTTGCACTTTACTCGATAATAAAACTATTCCTTTGTGCGGGCGTTTTTTGTTAAAAGCACTTTCCCTTTTAAGAAAAGCGCTCATCATATTTCCCAAAAGCGATTCTGAATCGTACCCGTCGGTTACCAAAGCGTCATCAATATTGAAACTAATATCATTAAGTTCACCAATTTTGATATCTTTTAATTGTTCAATATTATCGACACCTTGTGGCATTTTATCCAGTCTCCTCTATGGGGTTCTGTAGTATGTCAAATATTTCAGCCTTGTCTGAGTCAGACAAGCCGGTATCACCTGATTGTTGTTTGTGAATAATTGTAGATATTTTTACAAGCTGTTCGTTGCTTCGTTGTAAAGTCTCAACATATTTAGCAGCTACAGTGCCAACCTGCTTGTGGTGCTCTTCATCTTTGCCAATTAGTCTTATAACATCATCAAGCAAATCTTTTGTAATTGCACGGTCGTCCCTGATGTTTAAAATAGCTTCTTCGAGATAGTGATCTAGATCTTTCATATTTTACCAGCGTTCCATTTCACCCTGAATGTACGGTACTTAACCCTCATCTTGTTCAAGTTGTTAACAACCTGCTTGGTGTTGAGGCCAGTAATCTCTCTCAGGTATAAATAAATAGCTTTTTTATTAAAAATTTCTATGTCATCACAGCTTTCCATCAAAATTTTGACTGCTTCAAGAACTTTTCTTTCGTTCTCTTTCATTTTATCGTGTTCCCAAGAATTAATCTCTTGTTCTAAGAACATCCAAAACTCTTTCTTTGTTCGCTCTTTAAAATATGGATTGACTGTGGATATGTGTTTTAATTCCAAGTCTTTTGGCAACTCAGTGATATCCATCTCAAGCCTATTCTGTTTAGCCTTTTTCTTGACCTTGTGAATAAACCAGTTCTTAGTAATAACACTAAAATACGAGAAGGCCTTTGAGCCCTTGCTCGCATCGTATTTATCTAGAATTGTAACTAACCAAATTTTGCATTCGTCTCTTAGCGAATCAATATTTGGAAGTGTAGTGAATTTATAAGTAAAGACAATTTTATCCACCATTTCATCAAACACTGGTCCGATATACAATCTATAAAGCTCTGTGCGTTCTCGAATGTCGTTGGTCGCCACATATCTTAGGATGGCGTCCTCATGAACCTGTGTAAAATATTGTCTAGAAGCCGAGCCGGATCGACTGCGGCGAATTCGTCGCTTCTTCGGCTTGACTTCTTTCTTCTGTGCTGTATTGTTCAATTTGTTGTTCCTCTTGCTCATACATATCTTCCCCCTCTTCGTCTGTTTCTTCAGCCAAATACAATATATCATCGAACATTTCTATTTGTTCGACGATATTTTGACTGTGTTTAAGCAAATTATGTAGTACCTGATCGCCGTAGTATGACTCTAAACCATATACTGATTTCACATGATTAGAGTATTCATCTAATGAATCAAGTAAGTCATTCATGTTTTCTGAAAAATACATCAAAGTTTTAGATAATCTGATAGAATACCATGTTGTAAACGACACGACGGCTAAACACACTATCAGCGATACAATTAAAATTATTGTCAGTGTGTTAATCATTGTCAAACTCTCTTTGTAATCTTATTTTTTCTTCTCTTATTTCTCCTCTTGTCTCTTCTATATGTTGTCTTACAACTTCACCAACAGGCTGGTTGTTCATACCAGCCTTGGTTGTCACGTTTATGGGTGTAGAATAATCTCTTACAAGAGACCCTTCTACACCACATAAAGAGCATTTTGTTGGTTTATTCGAGAAAGAGTGAAAAATTTCTAGTGCATTACCGCATGAATTACATTTGTATACATAATTAGGCATTTATCACTGTTCTTCAGTATTATTTGGTACTCGCACAACTGGTGGGTTCAAAAT